TTGTCTGAAGAGCGTCTTACTCGTACTGCATTAACAGCATCCTTAGCAAGTTTACGCAAGGAGTATCCTGCTGCTGCACCTCCGAACTTATCAAGAAGTCCTGAGAAAGAGAATTGCCGATTAAGACCTTGAAAATGTGTACCTAAACTTATGTTCTTCATATCAATAATTCTCTAAAAAGATGCCATCATCACACGAATTGCCTCCAGTATAGCTATTGCGAGGATAGTAAATCCCTGTCGCAGTTGTAGTTCCCTCTTCGTTATAACTGTCTTCATCTGTGCATCCATCTGCCTGCGTAATATTGTATAATGCCTCTGTTTTATTTACGAATTTTTGTATCCGCATTTTAATGTATCCAGCCCTATCTTCCGCACTCTTAATCATCCTATCTGCGGTCTCCTCTGAGTTAGAGACAGTTCGCTCAATAGCCACAAACTCCATCAACTGCTTAGCCGTAGTAAAGACTAAATACATCTTGCATAATTCGTACAATTCCTCCTCATCAGCAGTCAATGCCTCTGCATCAATCTGAGCCTCTAAGTGGTTGTATAAACACTTGCCTAATAGGTCGATAACATCTAACTGCGCAATCTTAATCGTAGTCAAGATATTCTTGCGCTCGATAGAAGAGGGGATAGGGAAGTTCTCACTCAGGAAAACATCGTCTATAAACAATAGTGAAATCATTGTTGTATAGTTTTAGGGTCTACGGTATCTTCAGTTACGGCAGTGTCAGTATCAGGGTCTGTATCAATGTCTACAATCTCGAACTGGATGTCTCCGTATCCTGAAATCTCCATCACATCATTTAACTTGCTCAACAGCAACTCACGAGTAGGCAATGTCTCCGTAGCTCGGAACATATTGAATCCCGCTCTCATCTCATCCGTAGAGGAGTTTAGCTTGCCTGAGCGTGTAACACCAAACAGGGCAGGAGAAGTGATGTTGTGAGCCGTTAGAATCTTGTTGTCGGCTAACTCTGCCATAGTAGCTACAACCTTGTCTAAGTTCTTTGTATCAAGTACAGTGAACTTGGGAATCTCCTCTTCCTTCTTCACCCAAGAGATAAGCACCTGCTCACCATCTGTACCTGTGAAGTTTTCCTTAAAGCGGTCTGCCTCTTCTCGCTTCTGCTCATCGGTCATATTCCGACCTATAAAAGAAGCCAGTACCTTAGGGCTGAATCCGTTTCGAGTAGTGTTTAAGATATGCTGTCCAAACTCGAAGTCAGAAGAGATGAAGTAGTAAGCAGACAGGTAGTTAGGAACGGAGTAGATATCAACCGTAGAGTAGGGGTTTTTAATGTAGATAATCTCTTCCTTATTCGCGCTACCTTTCTTGTAGGCGTTAATCCTACGAGCTGCATTATTCATCAATCCCTCAGTACCTCTCTTGAAGGTTCTGCGCACGATGAAGTGGTCTGCTTCGTTCTTAGAGTTAAGCAACCCTACTCGAACCGAGTTATAGGGTAGAGCCTTCATCTGGATGATGCGGTCTTTCTTATCGTTCCATTTGATGTAGAGATATACCCCTCCGTAGTTATCGAAGTGGAATGCCATATCCTTAAACACCTTACGGATACCGTTACCTTGGCTCTCGCAGTTCTTATAGAAGGCATTGAACATCGTCTTCATCCCTCTGCGGATATCATCCTCATTGAACTCCATCGAGTTACCAGCTACCATCTTAGCCTTCTTTACGATGATACCTGCATGGGTAGTAGACTGCATCCGTAGCTTGTCTATCACCTCAGGGACATCATCATTCCGCCCAAAGCGGACATACTCAAAGCCATCTGATGTCCTGCGAACGTGATAACGCCCATTAAGCTCTTCTAAGGACTTAACTAATGGATTTGATGGTGTAGTATTAGTGGAGGCAGAAACGCCCATAGAAGGCTTAGGATTAAGCCATTCGGATAGGTTGCTCCGTACATTGTCGAGTAGTCCCATTATCCCATGTTTTTATGAGTCCACATATAGATGTCAGAGCCTACGCAAATAGCCTCAAATACATCAATGCCGTTGTTCGTTACATTAGGGATAGTAGACCCTACTCCGTAGAATGTACCGCCTGTTACAGCAATCGAGTCTACGTTGTGAGAGTCTGCATTGGTTACGATAAAGTAGAACTTCTCCCCGTCTAACGCATTTTCAAGCGTTACATCGACATCTCCGACTAAGGTGAAGGTAAACACATTACCAGTGCTTAAATCTACCGTTAGAGAGCCTGTAACGTTGCCTGCTGCAATCACAGGAGTACGCACAAGGTTCTTTAAGGTAATCTTCTTTGTCGTAGCACTATCAACGATAGGGACAACATCAGATTGTACTGGAGTAGATAGTTCTACTAACTCACTAATCTTTTTATCTGCCATCAGATTTCAATTTCATTACCATCCTCCAATAACAAATGGAATCCATCCTCCATCAAGAGGTGGTCGTTATAGGTAGGTAGGCTTTTAAGTTTAACTACATTACGATAAGCATCGCTTCCTCCTTCGGCATCAGGTAATCCATCAAATACTTCTATCAAGGCATTAACGTATGTACTTCCGTTGTACTGCAACTCCACCAAATGCTCTCCGTAGGCAAGGGAATAAGTATCCAAGTCTACCTCAAGAGTAATGTAAGGAAAGCAGTTCGGAAGTCCATTCTCGTCAGATAACGATGATATAGTTAAGACGTCTTCTCCTACTGTCTTATAGAAGATTAGCGTGAACAGACCGTCTGTAACAAAGTCTTTGTCCTTAACGAATGTCAAGTATTGAATGCCTGTTTTGCTTAATCGTTTCATACCCTTTATATACGAAAAAGCCCCGCCATAAGGCAGGGCTAATATATTAACTGTGGGTGCTAATTAGATAGCAGCAACAGTAGCAAAGTCAGCAGCAGTAGTGAATTGGTAAGCCAATTCTCCTTCTGAACCTGTTAAAGTAAGTTGGTAACGGTTTTTCTCTGAACGACCAGTTCCTGAAGTACCATCAACAGTACCAGCATAAAGACCGAAATCAGCACCTACCAAGTGATAAGTTCCAGCAGCAGTAGCAACTAAAGCAACCAACTCTACACCACCTTGTGAAAGGTTAGCAAGTTCGCTCATCTTAGCAGCATCCATCAAAGGAAGTTCTACCATGATAGTAGGCACAACCTCTTTAGTACCATCAGCAGAGATAGTTACAACGTCAGTGAATACAGATACACCATCTTTCAAGTTGAACTGAATCTCTTGGAATACATCCCCTGAAGCAGAAGGAGTAGACAAAGTGATTTGTCCGAAAGTACCTGAAGTGTAGTCAGTATCAACAGTGATTCCGCTGATATCTTCGTACCCATAGATAGAAGAACCATCACCACGCTTGTATCCTACATAAAGCTGTTTGATACCTCCGATGATATTTGCGCAATCGTAAGTGATGCCGTTTAAAGCACCTTGTGGAGTACACGCCATTTTATATAAGTTTTATAAGTTCGTAATTAGAAGAAAAAGGGGAGGATAACCTCCCCTATTCTATTATCAGGCAGTTGTCAAGTAAACAATATGAGCAGGGTTCTTGAAGTCGAATCCTAACTTAAATTGTCCCCAAACATACAAGCTGTTCACACGAGCCTCATACTCATTCTGAATTGCAGTAGTATCTGCAAAGTCATCAGTAAGCATTACAAGGTTGCGAGGAGGAGTCATGATAACTGTATTCGCAGGCAACGAAGCGAAGTGAACAACAGGCATTCCCAAGTAAGTTGGGATTTCGCCACGAATGATACCCTCAGGAGTCTGAGTGTATTTGTCAGCGATAGCCAACTGATACGCTTGGAAAGCAGCAGTTCCCAAGTAGATAGTTGGCAAGAAAGAACGGTCAGCATCGCCATATACAGCAGCCAATACATCAGCAGGCATTGCTTTATAACCAGTTTCCAAAGCAGCCAAGATGTTAGACTCATCGATAGCAGAGATGGTGTCAGTGTTTACTGAAGCAGCATCAGCTCCGTTCTCGATAGCATCTACCAACTGAGTTCCAGCCTCAGCCAATACTTTAGAACCTACCAATTTAGCGAAGTAGTCAAATACCCAGTCAGCGAAGTCAGCATCCATTACTTCTTCGTTCAACTGACCTTGACGAAGCATCATTGAGCGATACTCGCTCTCCAATACGTTCTTGCAGTTTACAAAATCCCACTTGAAAGTCGATACCGACATTTCTTTCTCATCAATCTCAGCAGCGGATTGTGGGTCGAAAGTACAAAGGTCGCTTCCGAATGAGAGAGTAGCACCATAAATAGGGAGGGCTACTTTTGACTTAACACCATCTACGAGGGTGAAGTCGTTTACGATACGAGCAGACTTTACAATCTGGTCGATAAATTCTTCTGGTTTCCGATTATGCCATTCTAAACCAGCAGCTACACTTAAAGCCATGTTATATAAGTTTTATTAGTTTCTGTTAAATTAACGCTCTGTGAGTGATACCTCATATACGGTAGTTGCTCCAGCAGCAGTAGTTACTTCCAAACCAAGTTTAGAGTAATCATCTACGAAAATAAGTTTTACTGTGTCAGTACCGTTAAGCACTTCTACTTCCTCAGCAGCACCTACTTTAAGTAGATTTTTCTTTTTACCAAGTGTTACGTCAGCCATTGTTATTGAAATTTAGTAGTTATATACGAATTAATAGATTAAGATTAAATCATCAGCCGTAGTATTAGTTGAATACACACGAGTGATGCGACCTGCGAAGATGAATCCGTCAGGGACATTTTTGAATACCTCATCGTTTCCATCCTCACCAGCAATACGCAAATCCCCTCCCGTTCCAACGTAGATAGCGTTAGCCATATCCGTTAGGTCGGTAGAGTCATTAGGTGTTGCAGCAACCCACTTAGATGCGTTGTAGATGGATTGATTCGGCTCGATAGGGTTTACGAACTTAGCCATTTCTTATCGTTTGTAAGGGTTTTTAAGAAACAATAATACTGGATTAGACAGCCGATAAAAATATTTTTATTAAAGAGGTCATATGCTCAGACGAATAGCTAATGAAATGAAGGAACATGCCCCGTTCACCAGTTTTGGAGCTGCTACTGGGATTATTATCATGGTAATAATCATTTTTAGTGATATTCTTCCACAGATTAGGCAAATGTCTTACCATATTTTTTATGTTTTGCATCCAGCCCACGTTGTATTAAGTGCCTTAGTGACCACAGCCATGTATAAAAAACATAGCAATGGTAAAACCTGGGCAGCGATTCTGATTGGCTATCTCGGCTCCATCGGCATAGCAACAC